GCTGACCCCTGACCTGATCTCCATTATCATATTCCCCGCCAAACTCGCAAATATTAGTCCCGTCACTAGACCAGAATGAATATCCATAGCACTCATCATCAGCCTTTTCAAAACCCCACGGCCCCGGCGTAAACCCCGCCAGCCGCGCCAACAGGTCTTGTGTGGTCTCAGTCATGTCGCGTCCCTCCTTAAAATATACGCTGCCCAATCCGCAAACCCGTGCGCCTGTGCGGCTATGTCCTGTGCTCGTGCGCGCGGCAATCCGGCATCGTATTCGAGAATTGCCGCGCGCTCTTCTATGGCGTCGGATCGGTCATCCACCGGCGCGCAAAATCTGCACAATGGCGGCGATGATCGGCAACGGGTCGCGCCCATCCATCGCCGCGTTGATTGCCCGCTCGCCGTGCGTTTTTCGGAAATTGCGCCCCTTGATGCGGCAGGTGCCTGCACCCTTGCGCCTGCATGTGTCCTGTCGTATTAGTTTGGTCATTGGCGAAATTCCCCTTCGCTGATCGGGCGGGATCGAGGTTGTGGTGGCCTCTCCCGCCCAACTTTATAAGCACAACAGCCCGCGCGCGTCAAGATTGCCTCATAGCCCAAATGCGCTTGGCTTCTGCCTCTACATGCGGGCGGATCGCGGAAGGAATCAGCCCCAGCATGTTGCGCCGTTCCCCCTTGCCCGGCTGGTCCAGAACAGCGCAAGCGCCACGATATATCTCAAGACGCGCCCATGATCTTATAGCATCCGGTGCTTCATCCCACGCCGTCTTGCCGCGCAGCAGGTCCGCAAGCTGTTCGCTGGGCCGCGCTATGCCGTGTGGATAAGCCATTCAAGAAACGCCTCCTTTGCACCATCCGCGCCAAGCGCCACGCAGGCAAAACACCCCGCATCGCGCGACGCCTCCAAGTACTCAACCTGCCCCGGCTGCCACTTGCTCAGGGTGTGGTCGCGGCGCTTCAATTCGCAAACAAACGTCGGTGCGCCGGGTATGATTATATCACTGGCACCAGGCGTCATGCCTTCGGCCTTGTGCCGTGCCAGCGCGCGAAACTGCCCCCCGCGTAGCTGTTGCTCATTGCGCGGATGAATCGCAAGCGCGCGCCATGATGGATGCTCACGACCCAGCCAGTTGAAAAACGTCATCTGTTCAACGCTTTCGCTTGGGCAGTGACCGCGAAAAGATTGATCCCCGAAAACCGGAACCGGGCATTTATTCAGCCGCATGTTGCATTCCCTTTGGCAGTTCGTCCGCCGGGCGGTTGTATGCAAAAACCCGGTAAAACCCGTCCGCGCCTTTTTGGTAGGTCACGGTTTCCGGTCCGGTCGATTCATCCACGCAAGCCCCGGTCCACATCTGCCAATCCCGCTGCGCTCGTGAAAAAGTCGCCTCCGGCATAAGCCATATCGAAAAGCTGCGATATGGCGTTACGAAATCAACCCGCACAGTCTTGTTGCCCTTCGCGCTTACGCCTTCCAGCATGGCCATGCTAACAACCCGGTCTGTCTGGCGCTGAAAAGGGTCGCGCTTCATTGCCTTGAAGTCGCCAATCAGCTTGTCGTTCGGGTCAACAATCTCGCCCTTGCATTCAATGCAATACCGCGCTGATATATCATTCGGGGCTTCACAGTGCGGGCATTCCTTGCTGGTCCACCGATAAGAACAGCGGTCATGTTTGCCGCCTCCGATCCGAACCTGCCCCCAGCACCGCCGCCCGAAATGCGCAGGCATTGGCCCGTATTCCGTTTCAATCTGAACCCCGTCAGCATCCAGGCAATACCCGGCGGAGTCCACCTTGATATTCAGGCAACCAAGGTCGTCTATAAACTCAGGCCGAATCGTAAACGTGTTTTCATATTCGCAATCCGGACATACGCACGGCAGGTTGCCCCCTTCGCCCGGCAATGCGCCCACTTTTACAGTAGGCGAAAATAAATCGCCGTCGGGGCAGTGGTCGTCTAGGTTGGTCGTGTAATCCAGCACAAGCGCATTTACTTTGCCGGGGCTGATCCGCAACCCGCGACCGACGATCTGCTGCAACAATCCAACGCTTTCAGTCTTGCGCAAGATTGCAATCACATCGACATGAGGCGCGTCAAACCCCGTTGTCAGCACCGAAACGTTGACAAGGTATTTGATCTTGCGCGCAAGAAACCGTGCCAAGATACTGGCCCGCTCGGCCTTTGGCGTGGTGGCCGTCACAATGGCAGACAAGTGCGGTGGCAGGCTGGCAAGCACTTCTTTCGCGTGCTGCACCGTTGCCGCGAAAATCAACACGCCTTCCCTGTCCCGGCTTTGCGCCACCACGTCCGCAACAATGGCCGCTGTCTTGCGCCCATGCCCATGATACGCCTGATCTACCGCCGCCGCGTTAAACTGGCCAAGCGCGTTTGCCACAAGCGCGCTGGTGTCGTATCCGTCCGCACCCGTTGCGCCGATGACAGGCGGTGTGAGATACCCTGCTTCAATCAATGGCCGCGCCTCCACGCGATACACCGACTTCTGAAAATACGGATCGCGGCTTGTGCTGTTGCTATTCACGCGCCCGTCTGGCCATTCCCGAAAGATATAACCGCTGCCGAGCCGGTAGGGCGTGGCGGTCAGGCCCATGACGCGCAGGTTCGGATTGCCCATGCGCATTGCCTCAACAATGGCTTGCACGGTCGGCGTGATCCCGTGCGCCTCGTCGATCACGAGAAGCGCGTAGCCGTCCGCGCCTTGGCGCTGAAACCTGCTGATTTTGTTTTTAACCGTCAGCGGCGAGCCAAAGACAACCGGGTGCCGCAATTCCTTGGCCCCCGCGCTGGCGCTGAACATGCTGCACGGATTGCCGGTCGCAAGATACTTGGCGCGGTTTTGCGTAACTAGTTCCGCGCTTGGCGCAAGGCACAAAATCCGCTTGCCGGTGCGATCGTGGATCAGCCGCGCCACTTCCGCGATGATGTGCGACTTGCCGCTGCCCGTTGTGGCGTCCACCAAAAACGGGTCAACACTTTTGCGCATCCAATCAATCGAGGCGTCAACGGCGGCTTGCTGGTAGGGGCGCAACATCACCCAATCCTCCACGACACAGACGGCTTGCCCCGGTATGGGTCAAGATCGGCATCCGGCGCATACTTGGCCAGCGCCTTGGCATAGGCAACAGCGCCCACCCGTTCCACCCGCGTTACATTGCGCCCGGCGACTGTCGCGCTTTTGCCATTGGCCAAGCCGATGATCTGCGCCTTTACCTCGTCCTGGCGTTCCTTCGCCCGGTCAATCGCCTCGGCCAAGTCGTCATATTCTGCCATCAAACGCGCGGCCTCTGGCGTATCAACCTCAGCCCGCAATGGCTCAAGGTGCTGCTTTGCGTTGTCCTGCTGGCGTTCCTCGAGATATTCGTCCCAAAACTCGCGCAGCTTTGGCAGGTTTCTTGCCCGCCATGCGCTATCCGGCAATATCCGCTCAAGCGATGTGTTGCCGGGTGCCCACTGGTAAAAATCCCACCATGCGCGCTGCGCCACCCACATGGAAAACTGCACCTGATCCATATAGTGCGGCTGATCAGCAAGCGGCTTGAACGCATCGCTCACATCCATCCTGCGCTTGCCGAACGGACACTTGACTTCTACACCACCGACAATCCCAATAAGGCCATCCGGGCTGCACCCGGCCCATTCGTCGCGCGTCAAAAACCCCTCGGCCTGCACCGCGTTTCCGGTTTCCATCTGGTATTCTGCAAGAGCCCCTTCCTCGTTGAAAACCCCGTATTCAGTGGCAATGTTGCCGGTGAACTCGCTCTCGGCCCCGTGCCAATCCCGCACCATTCGGCGCATGGCCTGTTCGCGCGTCATATAGGGTGCATGGCCAAGGACTGCCCCAACCATGCTGGCAGTCACACGCCCCCTGCGGGCTTCAAGCCATTCTGCGCTGCGCTGTTCCATTAGTATGCGCTCCCAAAAACGGCGGCGAATGCTTCGTCAAGAATCTTGTCCATTTGTTCGCGTGTCATTGTGGTATCCTCATGTGGTGTGCGATGTAAACGGCGGGGCGCAAACCCCGCCGCATGTTTGGTCAAAAAGGCACGTCATCCCCGTCAAGGTCTCGGTGATTTGTATATCCACCGCCCCCCGCCTTGGCCTTGATGGCCTTCGCCGATTTCACATCAATCCCGGCGGTTTTCGGGGCAACGGCGCAAATCCAGTTTCCGCTGATGACCTCGCCCGGCTGCTCGCGGTCAGGCATCGACCAGACCTTGACCTTGATCACCATTGGCTTATTCGCAAGGTTCGCGGTCAGGTTGTCGTCGTCGGGTGGGCCTGCCAACTTCACCAGCTTGCCGCCCGCGTTGGCATCAATGACGGCCAGCATCCGGCGGGCCTTGTCGCGCTTCTTTGCAGCCTTGTCCGAATCCTTCGCCATCGGGTCGTCATCCGTCACCCACAGCTTCTGAAACACCTTGCGGTTTTTGAACTCGTCCGGCGAGATCACAGACCAGCGCAACGAGATGTATCTGGCATCATCCTTGTCGGCCCATTTGGATTCGTCGATCATTGCGAGCACGCTGCTATCGTCCGGGATCGGGTCCATATTCCCGCCGGGAATTTCGTATTCCGTGCCGGTTTCTTTGGCGTTTCCGCCGTCGCTTAGGTTCCAAAAATCAGACATCTGCTTTCCCTTTCTTGGGAGTTGGGTTTCCGCCAAGCGACGGGATAAATTGCGCCAAGGGGTTTTCGCCCATCGGCAGGGGCAGGGCATCGGTGATGCCAAACCTGTTTTTAGAAACGTTCGATGCAGCGGCGTGGACAATCAATTCTCGCGCGCCAGTCGAGATAGCTTTCTTGCGGTCGCCATCCTCGCCCCGCGTAAATGTTTCCAGCTTCACAAATCCAACCACGTCCACATCGTCAACGTATGGCGGCAGGCTCTTGATCGGCAGGCGCAAAGAATATCGCTGGTAATCGTCCATGTCAGGCAGGCGCATGGTTTCGACCTCAGCGTGGGCCACGAATACAACGTGCATTCCGCGCCGCTCGTTCAAAATGCCAGCGGCCTTGCGCACACGCTGGTGCATTGCAGCAACCGCCGCCACACCTGCGCCGTAGCCCCCAAGCGCCTGGTTGATCGACTTGGCCTTGGGGTCGCTGGCCAGCACGTCGGACACAAACAGCCGCTCCAGCGCAGTCACGCTGTCGATCACGAGCGTTTCGTATTCGTGCGGCTCATTGCACAGCGCGGTAAGCTGTTCCCATACCTCCGCCGACTTGTGGACAAGTGGAAAGGCGTCGGGCCGCTTGTCATTTGGCACTGCCTGCATTCCATCCTCTGCGCGCAGAAATATAGGCTTGGGAAATGCAGCGGCTAGGCTTGTCTTGCCCATTCCGCTGTCGCCGCAAATCGTCACCATTACGGCACGATCAAGCGGCTTTTGGATCGTCTCCAAAATGCTCATTCAAGAGCCTCCATATTTGTGGGCATTGCCCCGCGCAGCCGGTGTGCGCTTCCTACCCGGCAAATTGACTATTGCAAACGGGCGCGGGGTTTGCAATACCTAAATTGACACACAAGCAAAAAAAGGCGCACCCATGCTAACCATTGATGAAATTAGAGCGGCGCTGCACGACATGCAGATCGCCCGCGTGGCAGAAAAAACAGGCCTATCCCGCGCCACCATTGCCGCCGTCAGGGATGGCAATCCCTGCCGCAAGCCAACGCAAGCTGCGTTGTCTTTGTATATCGCAGGCCTCTCAGGCGGTGGCCGCACATGATGCTGCACAGCGCGTTCCGCGAGGCTGGTCAGCGGGTATTTGCCTTGCATGAAATCCGCAACGGCGAATGCCAGTGCGGCAGCCCTAACTGCCCGGAAACCGCCGCTGGAAAACATCCTCTTGCCAGCAACTGGCAGCACACCCCGATTTGGTCGGATGAGCAGTGGGAGGCCATTTGCGATTACCAAATTACAACCGGCTATGGTGTTCTGTGCGCTGGCCTGCTGGTGGTGGATGTTGACGCGCGCAATGGCGGTCTGGAAAGTCTTGAGGCGCTGATCGAAGCCTTCCCAGCCATTGCAGCATCTGGCCTTGTGGTGGACACAGGCAGCGCAGATGGATCGCGGCATTACTATTTTACGGTTGATGACGCCCTGGCGCTGGTGTCGCATCTGCCGGAATATCCCGGTATCGATTTCAAGAGCAGTGGATA